TGCAGCTCGTCAAATGAGTATTGAATACTTTTATGGCGTAGGCGGTGCATGGGAAGTAATGGACAGTGATGCAGACATGACAGGCGCAGTTGGCGTATCATATGCACCTCACTACACAGCTCCTTCGAGCCCAGCAGCTAACGATGTTTGGATTAAAACAACACGCCCAGGCAATGGTTTAAATCTTGCAATTAGTCGTTACAATGCAACAAGTTCAGCATTTGCTACAGCAACAGTACAAGGTGTAACAAGCACACAAGCAGATGGCGCTGGCGCTATTGGCGATTTTGTACCACAAGATGGTTCAAGTACAACTGCTCTTACATCAAGTAGTGCTACAGTTGGAAACTTATTACTTGACCAACAAGCCAACACTAAAGCAACTATTGCTGTCCGTGAAGTAGTAACTGGCGGCGCAGTAGGCGATTTGACTGCACCAGCAGTGCTTGCACAAGCTGCAACACCAACTGCTACAGCGGCATCAGGTACATACTGGTTTGATAATACAATCAACAGTTTGGACCTATACAAAGTAAACAGTGGTAACTACACAACAACTAGTGCAGTATACGGCACAACTGCTCCAACAGGACCAAGCAGTGGTGATGTTTGGGTTGACACAACACTAGCAGGTGAGAACCAAGCTAATGAACGTGCTTATCCAATGATCAAAGTGTACAACGGTTCAAGTTGGATCACACACAGTAACACAGATCAAACAAATACAACAGGTGTATTGTTTGCTGATATTACTGATACAGCGGCTGATGCATCTAACAGTGGTAATGCTACTACTATTAGTGGTGCACCAAATGCAGCAGTTTATCCAAATGGAATGATTGTTGTAAACATGGCACAAAGTAAAAACACAGTGCGCAGTTGGAACGGATCAGCATGGAGAAATGCAGCGGCTAATCATGCAGATGGTAGTGGCTCATTTGGTAGATTTGCACAACGCAAAGTTATCGCAACAGCAATGCAAGCAGTAGCGGCAGGTACAGACCTCAGAGACCCAAGCAACAGATTTAGCTTAATTGCTGCACCAAACTATCCTGAGCTAGTAGACGAAATGGTAACATTGAACAGTGACAGAGGCGAAACAGCATTTATCATTGTTGATGCACCAATGCGTAAAAACCCAACTGACGTAATTAGTTGGACACAAAACACAGGTAGTGCAAGTGAAAACGGCGAAGATGGACTAGTAACAAACAACACTTACAGTGCAGTTTACTATCCAGCAGGTCAAACTTCAGAGCCATTAAATGGTAACACTGTAACAGTACCACCAAGTCATATGGCACTTTATACATTTGCATACAATGACAACATCAGCTTCCAGTGGTTTGCTCCAGCAGGCTTAACAAGAGGTGTTGTACAAAACGCAAGTGCAGTTGGACACATCACTACAGAAGGTGAGTTCAAAGCAGTTAGCCTTACACAAGGTCAACGTGATGCGATGTATACAGCCAAGCTAAACCCAATCACAACATTCCCAGGACAAGGAACAGTAATCTTTGGACAGAAAACACTGCACACAACTACAAGTGCATTGGATAGAGTCAATGTTGCAAGATTGGTAGCTTACCTAAGAGATCGTTTCGACGAACTAGCTCGTCCATTCTTGTTTGAAGTTAATGATGCTCAAACACGTGAACGTGCTAAGATTGCGTTTGAAAGATTCCTTGCAGACATTCTCAGCCGCAGAGGTCTTAATGACTTTGCAGTTGTTTGTGATGAGAGCAATAACACTCCTGCAAGAATTGATCGTAACGAATTTTATGTTGATGTTGCAATTGAACCTTCAAAAGCGGCAGAATTCATCTACATTCCAATTAGATTAGTTAATACAGGTACAATAAACTAATAAATTAACATAATACTTAATGGACGGCTCATGTCGTCCATTTTTTTTGACTGGTTTTTAATAAATACTAACAGCCGGTATATAAGGAGAAATCGATGGCAGTAATTACAACACTAGGTGTTCCAGATAATGCAGGTAACACAACAACAATTATGCCAAAGCTACAATATCGTTTTAGAGTGACGTTTATTGGTGATGGCTTTAGTGCATCTCCTACTAGAAGTGTAATCAGTGTTAGCAGACCAAGTCTCACACACGATGAAGTTCTAATAGATGCATATAATTCAAGAATTAATTTAGCAGGTAAACATACTTGGGATCCTATCACAGTGGTTCTAAGAGATGATGTTGACAGCGTAGTGATACGTGAGCTTAACAATCAGCTTAACAGACAAGTTGACCATGCTAATCAATCAAGCTCAAGAGCAGGTAGTGGTTATAAGTTCCAAATGACTGTAGAAAGTCTAGATGGTGCTAACCCAACACCAGGTGTACTTGATAAGTTTGAACTAGCAGGTTGCTATATTCAAAATATTCAGTACGGTGAAATGGCCTATGCCGCTAGTGAGCAAGTACAGGTAACTGTATCAGTACGTTATGACAATGCAGAAATTTATGATGCAGCAGGTAACGCTACACTTACAGGCGTAACACCTGATCAGACACGCAGCAACGCAACTGGCGCTGGTACCTAATAGGATATAAGTATGGGATTAGCTAGTAGAACCGGCCCTTTTAATGCTGCCGCTGAAATATTCGGTGTCGACGATCCCGTACTTAATAAAACGCCAAGACTAAAATATAATTTTAGTATTGAGTTTATTCTAAATGAGAATGTAGTAGCACCTCAAGTACAACAGCGTAATTTTGTTTTTAATAGAGTAGTTAGCGTTGGTTTACCCGACGTTGACTACGGTATTACGCAACTTAATCAATACAATAGAGTCAGACATATACCAACACGAATGAGTACAGGTACTGTACCTATTGTATTTTATGATACCAAAGACAATGAATTTCAAAATCTAATGAAAGCATATGCAGGTCATTATTTCCACGGACATGAATTAGATACTGTAAACTTTAACAGTTATGATGTTCTTGGTCAGACATTTGCAAGTGGTGCAGGACATGTATTCGGAGCAAAAGCAATAGCACAAAACAGTAGATTCTTTTTTGAGCAGATCAATATCAATAGTAGAGAAACAGCAGCGGGCGGTCGTTCAATACAATTGTTTAACTGTATGATCAATAACATACAACACGATACACTTGCTTATAGTGATAGTCAACCTGTAACTTATAGTGTGACCTTCCAGCCAGAACATTTTAACATTGATGCAGAAGCTGGTAGTAGCAACGAAGCAAACGTTGAAAGAGCAAACATTGTTAATACTCAAAATCAACAAGCGGTTAACAGTCCTGCTCAAACTCCCCAACAACAAGGTCTAAGACCATTCACAGGTACGCTAAGATCAGGTGAAAAACTTAGAAATATAGATGGAAAAAGTTTCGTAGTGCCAGCTGAATAAATACTACTAGAATGGCACATAAGTTTCAACAAGGCATATATGAAGTAAAAAATCCTAGCAAGTATGTGGGCAAACATCGTCCTAGATACCGTAGCGGATGGGAACTAAAATTTATGCGTTTGTTAGACACACATCCTAGCATACTTGCATGGGCAAGTGAAGCACACAGAATACCTTATAGAAATCCAGCAACAGGTAAAAACACACACTATGTTCCAGACTTTTTTATAGTGTATGAAGACAAGAATAAACAGCGCAAAGCAGAAATGATTGAAATTAAACCTGCTGGACAAACACTAGCACATGCTAAAAGTACTGCACAAAAAGCATCTGCTATTATCAATGAAGCAAAATGGCAAGCTGCCAAAGTATATTGTGATAGACAAGGTGTAGGATTTAGAGTGCTAACAGAACATGAGCTGTTTAATCAGCCCAAAAAGAGGAAAACACGATGAGTAGTAAAATTGAAGATGTATTTGATTTACCTCCGATGAATGAAGAAAAGGTAGACGAACCAATAAAACAAGAAGATACTGGGTTGGATCTTACACAATTACAACAGCAACTGGATACAGCAGATAAAATTGATGCTGCACTACCAATGGTTAGAGATATGGAGACATTGGACGCAGATATGGACAAGTATGCTGACAAAGCTATGCATGCATTCCAGGACTTAATGGATCTAGGACAAAATGTAGAAGACAGACATGCGGCAAACGTATTTGCAGTTGCAAGTACAATGATGACCAATGCTATCACTGCTAAAACAGCAAAGATGGATAAAAAATTAAAGATGGTACAACTACAATTACAAAAAGCCAAACACGATCATGCAGTACAAACACAGCAAGCCAAAGCAAATGGCGGAGAAACACCAGTGGAAGGACAAGCAGAAGAGTTTGAAGATCGCAACAGTTTAATAAATGCAGTAATTGCAAAAATTAACGAACCTGATAAATAACTATAACGAAGGAATCTACGATGAAAAGTTTGAAACAATATCTAGCTGAATCTGAAAAAACATATGAGTTCAGGCTTAGGAGTCTGCACGAGATTTCAGATGATCATATGGACCGTATTGAGGCGCATATGAAAAAATATAACATGGAAAGCATG